GGATTGTTCCAGACTGCGATGTCTTTCTTATAATGACCATAGTAGCCACGATAAGCTCGGATGGGGTCTGGGTCCTTAACATCATCAGGCATAGCCTGGGCGAAAGGGGTCAGATTACCCGACGGAATGTTGTTAGGAGGATTGCGAAGCACATCCTTAAGTTTGGTATAGCTCAAGTGTTCTCGGCCGTACCTATATTTATACTCATCGCACAATGAAATGAAATGCTCATAGTGCCAGTCATAGTTGTCTTTGGTCTGCATTGTCCATATAGTACATGGGTGCTTAGGATGTGCCACTGCATACATGGTCTCTTCCAAAGCATCCAGTTGCCAGTACTTGACCGTGGTCTTACCGGACTTGGATGGACGTCGCGTCTCAGTGCCGTCGAGAATGCGATGAGCAGTCGACAGCATCTGAGCAGACTCGAGCGGCATCTTCACAATGTGCTTGTCGCACTGATCCAATGCCGAACGAACAGGGTCCTCATTGAGAATGAAGATATTCATTAGTTGAGAGTTACCTCTACCTGACGAATCTTGTACTTGTCGAGGATGAACTTTTCGTACCAGCCATCTTCCTCAACCATGACTTGACCAGTTTCGTCATCTGTGGTGCTAGCAATCAAGTCATCAAACTGCTCAAGAATGTATTCCTTAGCGGCTTCGATGGTGTCGAACACACCACACTGAAGGTCCTTGATGTTGTCACGAGTACCGGTGAAACGATAGATTACTTCAAACATTGTATGTTCCTTATGCTGCGATTTTTTCAGGGAGCATCTCGAAGCCGAACATATCGACTACGAAGGCAAAATCGTTTTCGTCGATGACAACGTCACCAACGGAGACAGAAGAGAAGGTACTATGCACCTGAACTTTGTCAAGGTCACGATCATGCATAAAGTTGCCAATGGCATACACATCTTCGAGGCGATTAGCATCAACGGTCATCACGTGATCGTAGTAGTTAGCTGCAAGAGCTTTCTTTGCATTCTCGACTACGTGATCGCCGAACATCCAGGACTTGAGGACGTGCTTACGAAGCTCAACACCGCTGTTGACCATGTCGATTTCAGCCTTGGTGAGTTGAATCTGGAGAACTTTGTACTGCATGGTAGTGTCTTTCGTTTGATTAGCTTATATATGTAATATAATCATCCTGACGAAAAAGTACATGGCCATTCGCAATTATTTTAAATCTTTTATGGGGGTGTTACATTTCAGTAACAGCTACTTCAATACGTATTCCAAGGCATTCTGTGCCTCTGACTCCATGTCACGTTTCTCATAGAGGTTGGTATTGACTGCATCAAACTCACGGCAGAGCTCGGCGATCTCATCTGAAGTAATATTGTATCCTGCTTCTACTGCGTTACCTGCGATGGCAACCATGATGGCATACATCTTACGGAACCGACCAGAGCCATCGATGTGGGCCATGGCGGTAAACTCATTGGCTAGAGTCTTAGGCCAGAACCTACAGTCCTTGTATCCAGTCCAGGTCACAACGTTATCTAGTTGGTTGCGACGGTAGCTGATCACCTCTTTCTGTAGAGCCTTAGGCAGGGTATCTAGAAACTTCTTTTTACGTGTTGCTTCTACGTATGGGTACTTAGCCATCAAGTCAAGTGGATTGATATGCTTACCTTCATTCTTAAAGATGAAGTTGTAGGCATCTGGGTACTTGGCTGGTACGTAGTACATACGAGACAAGTCCTTGGTCTGAGCATCGACAACATCCAAGACGAGTGCATTGATCGCATGCCAGAAGGCTTTGATCTTATCCGAACCAACCACACCGGTCAAAGGAAAAACCACCCTGAACTTCGGATGGTATTCTTTAGATGATGCAGTAGAGTAGCAGATGTAGTAGTACGATTTCAGATGCTCTAGGACATCATCGATAGTGCCATCATACTCATCGATATCAACACAACACCAACTACCCCAGCCCAGAACATTGTCGTTAGCACGAGTCGTAGCGGATCTGTAGATAGCAGGGCTAATAAGAGGAGAAGAATTACTTCCACCTTTCTGTCCTTCCTGTGTTGACAACGTGAAGAGCAGCTTCTCCAGCCGCTCCCACGTATCGAAGTCCATACGCTTCGATGTATCGTTGTCGTAAATGTTTTTGAATAGAGTGAGTGAGTACATTATTCCATCACCGGCCATCCGGCTGCGGTAAACGTACGGCCGTCTACCATAGTGCGAATGCCAGTTTCCTTGTCGGTCTTCTTGACAATCTTCTGACCCTGAAGTGACCAGGTGCCATCAGGCTCAACGACCTTCATCATACCGTTAAGACCACCATAGAGACGGCTGGTGTAGCGCTTGATGATGGGATGGAAGTTGGACTGTACGATGGTACGGGTCTTTTCCTCAGACATCTGTGAGTAAGCCATATCGATAGGACCTTTCATGACAGGGCCTTCGGCATGGAGGTTACTGACTTTCTTGCCTTTGGGACCGTAGGCACCGTGGTCTTCCACTTTGATACCTTGGTTGCGCATGCGTTGTACAGCGTACTCGTACCCGCCTTTGGATGCGTAGCCTTTATCAATGGTGGTGCCATCCGAGTCCAAGTACTCAACGTAGAACTTAGGTGGCTTGTCTGTCTTGGGTGCTCTGGTCTTCTTTACTACCATAGCCTTCTTGATTGCTGTCTTTGTTGGAACTCTACGAGCCATGATTTTCTCCTGTTAATAACACTAACATACTACCACAGTTTGGTGCGAATGTACACAACTATTAGTTAAGGCCTTATGTAAAGAAGTCTTCTAGGGTCACCCGATGTTCAGGAGACCAGCCGACTGCATCCAGGATAATCTTAAGTGGTTCGATAAACGTCTTCTCGAATTGTTTCTCGTAGTCAACGTATTTATGCAAATGAAACTCTTTGGGTAGCGCCATTGGATACGAGATAACATTTTCCCGTATAGGATTGGGAAGCTTGAGATAGGTAAACTTGATCTTCTCACCGTTCTTGATCGTCTCGTACTTCTTCTGCAAGCCCGAAGACTCAAGCAGATTGTTGTACATAATGGACCCACGCACGTGGATGGGCGTGCCTTTTTTATAGACAGTCTCACGATCTTTCCATGCCGAAATCTTACTGACACCACGAGGGAAGGATACGTCTTCGGGTGGCATCTCAAAGAACTTCTCTTTAAAGTTAGAGATGTATTCTTGCACGTCAGACTCAGAGCCGGCCATGATGATCTTAAACGCCTCTTTGAATGCATCACGTACCACTTGTGGAGTGGAAGACTTGATGGCCTCAATGCCCATGATCTTCATCTTAGGTTCAGAGTATCGAATGCCTTCGTTGTCCAGCACATTCAGGATGTAACGCTTCTTGGCAGTCCATACACCGCGGTCTGCGATAACCTCACGATCCATATCCATACGATTCTCACGGCAGCCCAGGTAATAGTGCAGCTTTTTATATGCCTTGGCCAGCGCTGGTTGGAACATGTCCTCACCTGCCTTGGACAGGAAGTTGATTGGGTTCTTGGGCTGGAACTTTTCAACCAGGTCTTTCATATTGACATAGAGTGAGTCTGTGTCCATGGCGATGACGTAGTCTTTGTTGGTTTCCAGCACCTTGTTCATGGCTTCATTCATGGCACGTTCTGCCCATTTGATACAGAGCTGCCCGTTGTAAGTGATAGCTTCGGCTACACGCTGGTCAAAGTAGTTGAACCACCGATTACCGAGTGCACCATACAAAGAGTTAAGCAGAATCTTAATGGCCATCTGCTGGTTTTCCAGATGCTCGATCTCTTTCTGTACATCATATGAGTCAGAGTCTTGTTGGCGCTGTTTGGCCTCAATCATCTGAGATTTGATCACCTTACGCTCTGCATAGTAGTCTTTTACGATGTTTGGTAGGAACCCAACCTTGTCAGTATTGAATATAATACCGTTGGCAGAGACACTCTGGTTCTCGCCCAGGTCTACGCTGGTGCCATCTAGTAACTTTTCTACAGATACATCTGAGTTAAAGGAATCTGCAATAGTTTCAGGCGACATATTCCACTGAATAATAATATTCGGGTACAGTGAAGCAAGGTCAAAAGAAACCACCCAGTCATACATTCCAGGCTTAGGTTCTTTTACATAAGCGCCAGGGTATGGTGTCTTGGTCTTGTCTTTCTTGAGAGGCGGTACGATCTTTTTTGAAATCAAGTCACGGTAGATAATTGATTCCCAGATGCCCACAGTTCCAAAGGTGTCATTGAAGTTACAGCCAGCTTTGTATGCCATAGTCATGGCCAGAGTAATCAGACCGAGTTTGTCTTCTAGTTTATCTACTAGTTCTACATCTTTAATGTTATAGTCGATAAACTTCTGGAAGTCGTGCTTGTACAAGAGGTGGAGCGCGCCGTACTCATCGTATGACAACTTCTTTTCACCTAGTACTACATGGGCGATGTGATCTAGCTTATAGGATTCCTGTGCGCCATAGGTATAACCAAACTTCTGAAACAGATCAAAGTAATCCATTTGCTGGATACCAGTCAGCTCGTAGGCAATCTGTTCACGGTTGTTCTTCATAACCTTACGTTCGCGTAAGTGGTTCCATGGTGACATAGACTTGGCGCGATCTTCACCCAGAACTTTGGTGATACGATTTACCAGATACGGAATATCAAATAAGTTAGTGTTCCATCCTGTTACAACGTCAGGACAAGTAGAAGGATTAGACCAGTGAGCAAGAAAGCGTAGAAGAAGTTCTCTTTCATCCGAACATTCTTCATATACGACATTGTTTCTTTGAGTCTGATAGTCACCCATGCCCCAAACATAATAAAGCTCATCAATATTATTTTTGATAGTGATTGCAATGACAGGAAAGTCGGCAGCAGATGGTTCAGGGAATCCATCATCGGAAGCCACCTCAATGTCGATTGTGGTCGTGTTGATAGCTTCACGGTTAAATTTAATCTCGCCAGGGTATGTGTCATAAATGTACTGAGTAGCATGGTTTGTATTACCCATGACTTCAAAATGATCGACTCCTTTGTAACGTTCCAAGAATTCACGAGATTCACGGCCCGAGTTAAAGGTGATGGGGGCAACTGGTTTACCATCTAGTGATTTCCAATCTGTCTTTTCTTTAGTCGGCACATAGTATGTAGGTTTAAATTTTACCCTATCTTGTACGCGCCGGCCGTTTTTTATTCCGCGAACTAGGATAGCATTTCCCAGTCTGTTAACTGATGTGTAAAAATTCATTCTAGTCCCTTTCTGAGTCAGGGATATATTATACATTATTTTTTGAGAGATGTAAACAGAAAAAGGGGACCGAAGTCCCCTCTTGCTTTAGTTGTAGTTGTTTGCATTCAACCAGTGTCGATCAACCAGTGTCGATTTTGAAGTTGATTGAAGTTGATAAGGAGCTCTGCCATAAGCAATGTCCCTTTGCCGATTTTCAAAATCAATCAAATTTGTAGATGCGGAAAGATATCTTTCTTCATCAGTCATGCGGGCTTCTTTAAACCATTTAGTGAGTGACTTTATAAACCACTGCATCGAATCCCTCCTTTTTCAACATTTCGCAGATATCGTGTTGAGTAAAATGGTTACTACCTGTACGATATTCATTTTTAAGATAACCTGCTACTTGCCAGTAAGCAGAGTTGAGTCGGGCTTCAATGATGCTACTGCCCACCTTCCGTAAGAAATTCAGCATTACTATTTTCCTCGTTTTTTCCA